TAGGGAAGAATAGATTCTTGTTGTAATCAACCGTGTAATCTTGTCCCTCTAATAGTTCACCTTTCATAGATGTAACGAACTCGATTTTCTTCACATCGTAAACCATGTAGAATCCATGCTTTATTCGGTTAGGTGTAGCATCGAAAATAAATGACTGTGATATAACAGCTTTAGTAACGGTGATTCTGTCACGGAATGCGATTCTTGTTTTTCTTTCTGGTGTACCTATTGCGGAACCAGTATCGATTAATCCTAAGTCCCCGTTGAATACACCTTTCTCTTGGGATTGAATCATCATACCTATTTCTCTAGCAGGTAGATAGGCGATACCTCTACCATGACAGATTTTACAGCTTTGTTGTGGTTGTCTTGTTGCTTTATCCCGGCAAGGACATAAATACGACTTCTCCCACATGACGCGTTGAGCAAAGTTCTCTACGTGGCTATCTAAGTCTGGTAATCTATGTGTAGCCTGTGCGGTAGCTTGCAACATATACGGTTTATCCGCCATACTCTACCTCCTCTCTTAAATAATTCCTAAGTTAACTCCGTAGTAAGATTTCAATCCATCTACTAATTCTTGAATATCTCTATCTAGCTGCATGATATCGGCTGATGCTCCACCATACATAGCAGATTGAGTTGTATCAATGTGTTGTGAAATTCCATCGATACTGATGTCCATAGACGCGATACCTGCACCTACGATTAAGCGACCCCATTGTTGGAATACTTCTTTTAAAGCAATCTTGATAATGAGTGTCCATAAGTCAGGATGCATTTCCCACGGTTGCGATACACCTCTTCGTTTTGGTGGTAACATACCAGCTACATACTCTACATGGAACATCTGTGGAGCGTAGTTATTACCAACTAAATGTGGAATACCTGCAATCATAGGGTAACCGGAGTATGCTTGCGCTAAATTCATGTTCTGACCCTGCTCTGACAGCATTAGAGTCGGTAGCATCTCTAAATGACCCTCTAGCTTATAAACCTTCCACCACTTCGTAGGGTAGTTAAAAACAGTTCCTCCACCATACTCTAATGTAACCTTCTCTGCTTGCATGATTGGTCGCTGATGTGTGCGAAGGAACATGAAGCTTTCAAAGTCATTACGGTAGTAATCGTGGTGTTCAGAGTTATATCGAGGGAGAATTACGATGTCTAACTTCTTCTCTGCTTGCGCTACAGCCTGTTCTATTTTAGATTGATAGAACTCATCCGGCATGTATTCACCAGTTCTAGGGTCAGTAACAACAATACCGAAGTGATTCATCTTAACGGCATCTACGGTTAATCCATAGTCTTCTAGTCGGAGTTTTTCAATATCTTCTAGAGAGATTAACTTCTCGTTATTATGCTGATACTGATATCCTCTTTCTTCATTTGTGAACATACACAACCCTACTCCCTATTATTTTTCTTCTTTATCTGCTTTAGGTGCAGCTTTTTTAGGTGCGGCTTTCTTAGCTGGAGCCTCTTTCTTTGGTTCCGGCTTCTCTTCTACTAGAGTGAATCCTTGAACGTGCGCTAAAGCCTTTTCTACTTCTGGTTTAATTTCTACAGCTTCACCTTTCTCATTGAAGGTAATGTCTCCGAAGGCGGATGCTACTGTCTTTCCTGCTAATTGTTCATTTACTAACATAATAAATCTCCTTTATATCGTATTTTTGAAATAAAAAGGAGCAGATTTTTTGTCTGCTCCTATTCAGTTTTTTTATTTAGTTGTCAAAGTACGAACACTATGATATTATCAGGTTAGGGTATGGTAGTTTTTATAAATCGTACCTCCTCAATTAAGAGGTAGGTACGTCTATCTATTAAAACCCTAACTAGTTTTGGTATGTATTAATTAAGGACGGTAAGTAACATCTGCTGCTAGAGCTGGGATGTACTGAACGTTCTTGATACGAACCCATTTCTTAGGAGCGTATAATGCTAATGCGCCGTACCATAACACTGTGAATGTTGTAGTAGCATTCATTTGAGCTAATGGTAACTTCATCATAGGAAGTAACTCTAGTAAACTAATTACTTGTGGAGTTAATTCACCGATGAATACATCAGTTGTCTCAGGAATTACTTGGTTACGGTCAACGAATGTGATTACACCATTTTCGTCAGCTTTAGCAAGTGGTACACGAGCAACTAAGAAGTAATGCCCTGTCTCGTTACCTTGACGGTATACAGAGATGAATTGCGGTTTAGCTTGGTATAAAGATTGAAGCTTAACTGCGATTGATACAGAGTCAGTAGGGTTAGCTACTACTGCTGTTACTGCGTCTGATGCTAATGATTCTGCATCGTCAGAGTGTACTACAACTTTGTAAGAATGTGTTTTGACATCCTTAACCGGACGGAACTTACCTTTGTCTGCTGTTTTAACTGTAGCAACTACAGATGCAGGAGCTTGAGGTGCGTTTGGCTCTGGGATACGGTCAACTAGGATGTTATCATTTTCCATGATTGTAGAACCATGTAAGTTAATTGCACCACGAGTAGATAAGAATTGGTTGATAGAGAAACCAGTTGAGAATCCACCAGCTTGTGACGGTTGGATAACACGTTGACGGTCTAATAGGTTGTTAGTGAAGTCAGCTTGTACACCGATTGGCATAAATGCATCAGTAGCTCGTCCATAACCTTTACCTACGATTACAGCCGCTTTGTTTAAAGTAGCCTCATCTAAACGTTCCCCAGCTAAGTCGATAACGTTAGTAGCTTCATCGATAAGTTTAGTTAAACCATCGAACTCGATACCAGCTTGATTATCTGCTTCTGCTGCTAATGCTGCATCTCCGTAAAAGATTGCCCACTCGATAGATTTAGCGATAACAGAAATTGCATCCTCTGTCAAGATTGTCATTGGGTCAGCGATGTTGTTAACTAAACCAGCAGCAAGTGATTGTTGCTTAGTATCAGATAAGAACTTCATTTGTACTGTCTTTTGACGGATGTTAGGGTCATTGATAGATGCTACCCCTACCTCACGAACGAAACGAGAGTGACCAGTACGACCATGTTGATTGAAGACTGCGTATTTAGCTACTGTTGAGTTAACTTGTTGTTTGTTAATCAACGGATAAATAGTGAAATCTCCATTTGTGAATGCAAGCATTTTTACTTGGTCGTCTAAAAGTTCGCGACGTAAAGCTGCTGCGTCTTGCTGTGTATCTGGAGTAATACCAGTACCAGTTGTAAATGACTTCGAAACTAGTTCTTTTAACTCTGCTTCTGCACCAGCAGGGAGCTTACGAGCTTCGACTTTCTGTTCTTTTTGTAATTCTGTCATTTATAAATTCTTCCTTTCTAGTATATGTATTTTATATATTTTATTGATAACGTAATTTATCTCCCCTTAACTCTATTATACCACAAATGGAAAAGGTAACTTAGGAGGAGGGAAGCTACCTTTTCATATTTTTAGAGCCTACGAGTATAATATAACACTTCTTACTTATTTTTTTCGAAGATGGATTACTTACCTAAAACTTTTTTGAAGATGTCGATATCTTCTGCTGTTTCGCGTCCTTCTTTAACACGGTTTACCGCTTGGAATACGCGATTGTTTGTTCCCGGGTCAAAGCCACTAGCGATAGCGATATCAACGACTGTAGAAGCATGGTCAGCAGCTTTAAATACTTCTTCCACTACCTCTTCTTCTACTTCCTCTTCGACAGCAGCGTTAGCAGATTTTTCGATATATTCTACCGCTTTACCTTCTAACTCTTCTTCTTCAACAGGTGCCATAGATTTCTCTACAACTTCCGTTTCTTCTTCCTTAACTTCTTCTTTTACCTCAGGTTCTTTAACTTCTTCTTCCTTCGGCTCTTCCGCTACTTCTTCTTTAACCTCTTCTTTCTTAAGGTTCTCGAAATGTTTAGCGATATTTTCAATCATAGGAAGGATAGATTTAGTAACTTTTTCGACAATAGAATCCTCAGAGTCTTTAAGTTCTTTTCTAACGCCCTCATAAGACTTTACAACGGCTTCGAACGCAGATAATAGTTCTGCACCAGAAATCAATTCAGAAGCTTCTGCTGGAGCTGTAGGAGCCTCAGATTTCTTAACTTCTTCCTTTTCTTCTTTCTTGTCTTTATCTTTACCTTTTTCCTTGTCCTTGCCTTTTTCTTTCTCGTCCTTCTTGTCTTCTTTGTCTTCTTTTTTATCAGCAGACTTTTCGACAACCTCTTCGTCCTCTTCTTTAGCCTCTTCGGATTTTTCTTCCTCTTTAGGCTCCTCGGCTTTTTCTTCTTCCTTCTCTTCTGGTTCCGGAATTTTAGCCTCGGCTACAGGGGTAACGTCTTGTTCAACAGATAAGTCCATAGATTTTTCTACAACTTCCTTTTCTGACATACCCTCTAGTTCTTTCGTTAACTCAGAAATTTTTACTTGTGTCATTAATTATTGCTCCTTTCTGGATTTCGAATAAAATGTTTTTAGTTTTTCTAATGCTTCATTTCTAGAATACCCTTTAGCAATCTGCAAAAATAGCATCGCGCACTCCGGAGTATTTCTATCCATTGCATCTAGGTAATCTCCTATCTTATCCCATGTCTCTGCAAACTCTTTATCGTCAGATTTCTTTAACGTCCATGTTAGGTTGTAAAGGCTTCTAGCAAATGATTCTGGACTTAATGCTCCAGCGTCGAGAGCGTTGTCTGGTGAAATAGGATAACCAGCCGTAAAGGACTTCATGAAATGTTCCCATGTTGCAAATGGGTTAGCTGGGTTTGTTGTTACTGCTACGTTTGTGACGCGTAACTTTTTAAGAATACGAGGGTCTTCTTCATCCCGTCCTAAACCGAACCCCTCTACAGAGAATCCTAGTTTGCGTTTTACACCGGACTTTTGGATGTTTGTTGCTAAATCCCACATACTCTTAGCGTAAGGGTTGTCCTTATATAGTTTACATTCAACATATAAACCAACGTCTGGGTCAACATATGTCCCTTCTGTTGGAACTCCTATTTTGTAGAAGTCTCCTTGTTGATGCTCGTAATTTATGTATCCATGTTGCAAGAAGTAATCAATGTCAATCCCGTTAGGGTCAACAATATCGTCTTGTCTGTCTAAGTCACGAGTTGTTGCGTACCCACGAAGATACCAAGATTTCTCGGAAGGAGAATCGTCATTCTTTTTAATAGATTCTTCAATATCGATTGGTACGAACATATTAAACTTACCTGTTGCTTTATCCACGTATGTTTCCAAGTGCATTCCTCCTTTCTAAGTGGTACGATAGTAACTGATATTAATATAGCAAAAGTACCACTTAGTCGAGGGTTATTCTAATTTTTGTTGGTTAATTTGTAATATAGACTTCTCGGAATGTTAATGATAGCTAAAGCCATGTAATAAAAAACAGCTCTGTAACTATTCATTACTTCTTACCGCCTTTCTTAGCATCGCTATTTACAGTTTCACCGTTGTTGCCTTTGCCGCCTTGCTTTGCAGAATTGGTATTTCTAGCTCCTTTTACTTGTCCATCCTTACCTACGGACTTGTTATAGGTGCCTTTACCGTTAACGTTTTTAGAGTCACCGTTCATCCCTTTCTGTTGTGCTTCTGACTGCTCTTTGGTTGGCGTTGAGGTCTTGGTTTTAGCTGCTGCATTCGCTTGTTTTGCTTCTTGCTTCTGCAATGCGAACTGTTGCTCCATCATTTTCTCTTGCATGATTTGACCTAGACTTTGTACGTGAACACCGCTGTTGATTACATCTCCACCCTCTACTGGAGGATAGCCAAGCTTCTTACGAATATCATTAAATGTAAGACCGACTTTAGATTGTAATTCAAGAGTTTCTAAGATTTCACGTTCTGTCTGTGCGTCTCCACCAACAAATGTGAATATGTATTTATCGCCAAACTGTGAAACTATGTATTTATTGATTGCATCCTCAATGAATTTTAATAGAGGCTCTAGTCCTTTGTCACGAGAGATACGGTTCTTTTCTCTTGCGCTTGTTTCATTTAGTGTGCTACCAGAACTACCAGTAGCTCCGCCACGGTTCGGGAAGTTAATCTCCGATGGGTCGATAGCGTAGATACTACATAAAACGTTGATTAGATAGTTTAGCCATCTTTCAAACTCCATATCTCTCGATGATTGAGTCATATTGATGAACTTAACATCCTCTGCTGATACAACCGGAATCTTCCAAGCGCCGTTGATACCACTAAACATTGTTTGCCATTCACGACGGAATGCCTGTAAAGCATGTCTCGATTGGTCTTGTCCAGTTTTAATGTGAAGTAATCCACGAGTTGTACCACCTTGAGCAAAGTAACGAGCGTTGAATAGCTCTGTATTCTCATGGTACTGTAAATGATTCATTGCTAGTTCTAGCTCAGAATAACCATATCGACCTACCGTAATATCGGTACGCGGGTTATGAACTTCCCAAGCCATCTCTTTCGCTTTGAATGCCGCTACTTTTCTTCGGTCTAAAACCTGTACGAACTTCTCGGAATCCTTACCTTTAGGTTCGCGCCCTTCTTTATCAACCGCTACGTAAATTGTAGAAGCATCTACCGCTTTGAAACGATTAAGTTCGCCCTGCTTATCGTAGATTAATTCGAAGTTAATCTTGTCATAAATAAGGCGGTCACGGATAATCTTCTTAATGAATCCGCGGAAGTTATCTCGTGTGTAGTCATCCTTCATGTTTCCTGTATATTGAAGGAAGTCTTCTATTCGTTTGATTGCAGCTTCTTCATGTGTAGTCGGGTCTTTAAATGGGTCTTTTAATCGAACCTCATACCCTACACCTCTCGAACTGTATCGAGCCGGGCTACAGAACATCGAAACTTGGTTAACACGGGTGTTGATGATAGCATTAACAATGATGTTCTTTCGTGACCACAACTTTAAATTTTCTAACAGGTTGTAGTTGCCATCTTTTGACGGCGCCTCTTTGTAATCAGGGTTAATTGAGAATTGACCTAATATCGGTTCTTCATAAGCTTTGGCTTTACCTTTTTCTGCTGTCGTACTCTTCATAATTTGCTCTTCTTCAATCTGTCGAATCATCGTAGAAATCTCAGAGTGCTTGTCCTCTGGATTCAATAATTCTAATGGATTTGCCGAAGGAGCTTTCTTTAGGAAACTCCAGAATCCCATTTGCATTCCACCTTCTATTCAAATAAAATAGGGAATATTCTGAATTATCTGTATTCGAAAACCTTGCGACTGTTCTTGACATCGAGATAACTTGCATAGACTATTTCCCCGTTCGCATCTATTAAGGCTACATTTTTATCTCCAGTCATATCCATGATTAACAACTTCTCTCGTTCTAGGATGGAGTACACTTTCACTTTCGTTCCACCTAAGAGCCTGTAGTAACTAACCACTTCAATCCAAGTTAAACCTGTAGCTAACAGTTGCTTTGCTTTATTCCATTTTTCATCTTTTTGATATGAGGTCAATAAAACCACACCCTATTTATTAATATAGTACTAAGTAGTTGATTTTGTTGGAAATGTCCTTACTTCTATTATACCATATATAAGGCAACTCCCTATTTTCGTGGACATAAAAAATGCCCCATCACGGTACGTACATACCAGACAGGGCTAATCCGTTTCATTTAAGAGCGTGTTAACATAAAACGAATGAAAAATCAACCTATTCAAAGTGAGAAGGATAATATGCCTAACAAAACATGTATCTAAGATTTCACGAATCAGAGGAGGAGAAAACTAGATACGATAGGTTATGGGGGAACCTATATCTATATTATAACCTGTATTGAAGAAAAATACACACTAACAAGTAAAATATTTTAAAAATTCTGAATATTTATTTTAGGTATAATCCTGACAAGCCTTTAACTTGTTTATCATCTAATATGAGGTATCTAGGAGCCTCGTACAACGTCTTTAACTTCTTATTGGATAAATTACATCAGAATCGCTCAATCGGCTTCTGTCGGCTTCGTCTGTCCTGATGAGCTACTTGTCTTTTATTAATTATTTTTTTGGACGTAGAGTATAATAAATATAACTAAATAAAATAACTAATATTAAATATTATATATGTAATTAAATATTAATAATAAATACAGTAATAGATATAGGGAACCCTTAAAAATAAAATAGGGAATAGTATCAGAAATATTACCTATTATTTATTTAAAATTAAAACATTTAGTCAAGAGTAAAATTAAATATATGTCAGTTAAACCTTGATATAATAAGGTTTGTCAGATATGAGGTAAACCTATTTCATTAGTAAAAAGTTAAAATAAAATAGGGAATAGTTATTTTTAAGGAATAACTTGTACTCAGAAAAGATATACTAGGTAGTGTAGAATTTATTTAAAACTAATTAGGTAATGTTGTTGACATTTAGGAAATAAGGTGCTATTGTAGATGTACAACAACAAATAAAACGAAAAGGAGTGTCAAAATAAAGATGACAAAAAAAGAACGAACACCTAAGAGATTGAAAAAATATAGAATGGATGCAGGTTATACAACATATTCACTAGGAGATAAGTTGGGAGTAAGCTTCTCAACAGTTAGTAACTGGGAAGGTGGACTTAAATTCCCTAGACCGGAAAAGTTAATGTTGCTGGAGGACTTATTCAAAGTAGGTTATAGAGAACTATTTGAAGATTTATCAGAAGACGAAAATAGGGAACTGGAGTCAAAACGATATGGTTTATTAGAAAAGAAAAATAGAGCCGTGGAGGGAAAATAAGTGTTTGTAACTAGTGAGATAGAATATATAAGTAAATATGGAGTAGAAGTTAATGTTAGAAAAGACACATACAACAGGCTTACATTATCGATATTTGATTTCTCAGTACTAGGTATTATAGAAAATGTGGAAAGGAAAGAAATGATTACAAGAGCAATCAATAACTTTATACTTAAATTCATTGTAGAAACTAAGCTAAAGGAGGCGCTAGACGAATTTATTGGTAAACCTATAGACGATTCATTAATCTATACTATTCAATATACGATAGAAAAAAAGATGGACTACTATGAGAATATAAATGGAATAGAATTTTCAAGGATATTAGGAGTACACATTATGAACTATGTACACGGCTGCTTGCTAGAATTAGAAACTGGCTGCGTACATTAAAAAAGACCAGCCGCACAAACTGGTCTTTTTACTATTCCCTATTTTATTTTATTTATGCGTCACCTTGAAACTTAGGATATTTTGTGCAATTACGTACAACCAATCTCCTGTCATGTCTGCTTTTGTGTTCACATGGAATACTGGTGAACGACTACCACGAACAGCGTTACCGATTACCGATTCTGGTGTATCTGCGATTCCTGCTGTAAGGAAAGCCTCCTCGGGGATGAATGCAATCATTCCGTTCATTAGGGTTACTTCTACGTCTTTTTTTACTGCCATGTTCAACTTCCTTTCTTATTTTTGAGATAAACTGAATATGTAACTTAAGATACCACCTAATACAACCATAAGGGCATTCTCGACTAACGCACGTTGTTTATCCGTACCCTTCTCGCCTCTTGTTTCTAATGTTGCTAACTTTTGATGTAGGAGGTCAATTCGGTAGATTAGGTGGGATTGTTTTTCTTCGTTTATAGCTGTGTTTTTGTCAATGTCTCGAACGATAGCTTGAAGTTCCTCTAATACTTTTTTCATATCTTCGGATTCTTCGGCATGTTCTTTCAGTACGTTTTCTATCTCTTTTAATCTGTACTCAAATTCTTGTTGATTAGTCATGACCAATCCACCTTTCTCTTTTTTATCTACTGAATGTTAAAAATCCTTTGCTAACTGTTCCCTTCCCTTCTTCACTTGTTTTATGCTCCGATAATTCTTTTAAAACTGCAAGGCTGTCCTCATCCTCTATCTGACCATATTGAGAACATGTATTAATTCCTATTTTAACAGATTTTTCATTATCGAAAGTTATCTGTACTCGAATCCAATCACTTTCTGGTGTTTCCAGATATTTAAATTCATAGCTATTTAACAGGCTTAAAGACATCAATCGATGAATTGTATACATATGGAAACTTGTTCGGTGACCATTCACCATATTGTGAATAAGCTCACATAATTCGCCTTTTACATCAATATTTCTTATGTTTCCTGCGGGAATCATTTTTTCCTCCCCCTTTCTCCTTTGTTCGTTGTTAGAGAAGTAACTACAACCGTAGACATGACACCGTTTTTGAACGCGACGGTTTCGTACTTGCCGCCGCTGAATAGTACGATATCTGCTATAATAGAGGTATAGACAATTGTAATAAACATGACAGCTTTTACAGTTGGAATAATCAAACGAAAAATTATACCTCGATGAAGAATGGATGCAGTAATATATGACATATAAGAAGCTACGAGGTAGAAGATTAGGGTAAAGGCAATAGACAGCACGAAATATACCATTGTAATTACCCTCTTCCTAGAGATTTATCAGTACTAATATAGTACTTCGTACTGATATTTTTTGGATAACTACTATATTAGGGTAGTACCAAAAAATTTCTCAAGTGGAGGTAGAGTAGCCCGTGAAAGTAGAAAAAAGTTTAAGAGATAAAATCTTACTAGTTGTTGTAGTACAAGCGGTAGGGTTTGGTATCGCATCACTTTTAAGTCTAGGAGGTATCGTGGTAGAACGTTCAACGCTGTCGTATTTTATTACAGGGACTATCCTCGCATTTGTCGCTTTAGGAATCTATGAATATATCCTAACGAGAAACGCGATGAAGTTACAAAAAGAATTAAGTGTAACAATTAATCAGGCAATGCGAAGATATGATACGATTTTTATCAATACACATACGGAGAAGAAAGGCGGTAAATAGCTATGTTTGACATGACGGAAAGAGAGATGGAGAATTTTTTAAGCTCTACACAAGATTACGCTAAAACAACAATCATGCTCATTTTTGAAAACGAATCGCAAATTGTAGCACCCGGATATAGAACAGAAACAGGAATTAAGGTAGACCCTACATTCGTATCTAATATTTTAAAAGATGTGGAAGCAGCGGTTACAATGACTATTACACATATGGCTTACGATTATGCAGATTTTCAAAAGGACTACAGGGATACAGTAGGAGATACTGAACATGAGATTGTAGATAAATTAAGAGATAAATATGAAGGACACTTAATGAGCCAATTCATCAACTATGGAATCGTATTTTCATCTGATGTTATCGACATTGTTTTGGACGAGCTAATCCTAGAACTCCCTTTCCTTTATTCTGCTGCTGTTTACGAAGATATTGATGATTCCGATGTATTCCTTGACGACAGACTGTACGCTTACGAAGAGCTGTTAGAAAAGGTAGACCAGCGCTTCGATGAGGAGCTAGACGATGAATGATAACGAAAAGGGAGGTTGTCGAAAAGCGACGTAAATTATTTCAAAATTCAGAAAAATACAGAGAGTTTAAAAAAGGAGATAGACGAGTCTTCACACCAAGATTATGCTCCATATGTGGAAGACCGCTATCTGCTCTTTCAAGACAAACGCAAAAATACATAACAACACAAAACCAGATACGATTCGAGTTAAGTGATATTGTACATATCCACATCTGCAAGGATGTTAACTCGTGTTATCGTGTACTAAAACAGAAAGGGGAACTGCAAGATGTCAATGGCGAACAACATAAAAAAAGGTATAAAGAAGAAGAATAGTGTGTTTGACTCACAAGAAGAATTACGTGATACGTTAAACTCCGCATTCTCGTCTTCTATGAAACAGTTCATTAAGAAGTTAGAAATGGGTGAGATTCCTATTGATAACATCGCTGATGCTATCCGCGTGTTAGGAGCTTATAAGGAACTTAATGGTATCGACGAAATGATGAACGGTCAACAAGGAGCTGGAATGTTACCGGAAATTAACATGCGCCAAGAGAAAGTTGTGGATGATATGGTTCGTGACGGTAAGATGGCGGCTGATGAGGAAGGTAAAATCGATGTATCTACAATGGATATGAACGATGTAGCAGACCTAATCAGAAATATGGACATAGCTCAGAATGCAGAAAACGAGGGAACATTCTAATGAAAAAAAGACCGTGGAATATCGAAATCACAAATGACGTAGAACCAACGAGGGTTGTTAAGAAATCTAGAGCTATGGGGATTTCTTATATACCTTACCCCTCACCTGATAATGTACTAGCGGAAAAGAAAGAATACAACAAGTTTGCGAAACATGTATATGAAAGCTATGTACTAGGTGTCCCGTATTTTGGAGAGGAAGATAGAAATGAATAATCTAACAGGAGAAATGATACAGAACATAGCTAAACAAACGTTCGGTAGGACGGAGTTATCAAAAGACGAATTAGCTTATGTATTGACGATGTTAAACTGTTCGTCTTATCTATTAAAGAACCACTCGGTAAAAGGTCACCCGATTACCTTCCACGTTAGCGGAAAAGACTCATTACGAGCGCAAGCGCACAGACCGTGGCAAACAGAAATCATCAATGATACGCATCCTAACAAGGCGGTAATTAAATCCCGTCAGTTAGGGCTATCAGAGGTCGGTGTAGGCGAGATGTTATGGTTTGCAGACCTACACTCCTATGCGGGTGTAAAGTGCCTCTACACGTTCCCTACGAACCGACAAATGAAGGACTTTGTAACGACACGTATTAACCCGTTACTTGAGAAAGGGTATTATGCTACTATTTCTGACCCTAAGATTGACTCGTTAGAAAAGAAAAAGATTAGAAATAGCTTCATGCTGTTCCGTTCTTCTAGTAAGGGCGCTGCGGTAGAGGGTGTCGATATCGATTACCTCTCACTGGATGAGTATGACC